GCGAGACGAGGCGGCATGACCACCCCACCGTGGGCCGACTGGTTCCCCATGCAGACGTGCGCGGGCTGTGGTGACGAGCATCCGGGGGCCGAGTGCAAGGCGCAAGATGACCTGTTCGGGGGTGCGACATGAGCACGACTACAAGGGGAAACGCACCCCTGACTGGTACCATGGAAGCACACACGAATACGGGGCCGGGAGCGCGTCAACGCTCGACCGGCCTCCACCACGGAGCCTTAGCGGAGGTCCGAAGTGCCCAAACATCATACATGCGCGCACGGCAAATGCGAAGCCGAAGTTGCTATCGGTTCCGGGTTCTGCCCCGAGCATAGTTCACCACAGATAAAACTCCTGTATGCCTTGGCGGGCATAAAAATTCGCAATTGCGTAGCATGGCCGTTTTCGGTCAACGCGCAAGGCTATGGCCATATGCAGTCAACGTTCACAACGCAGGCGTCGAGGTACGCATGCGCCATCCTGCATGGGCTGCCAGAGCCGGGCATGGTCGGCGCGCACAACTGCGGTAACGGCAATCTGGGTTGCGTCAATCCACACCACCTACGCTGGGCAACGCACACAGAGAACATGGACGACAAGAATGAGCATGCGGTCCATCGGCGGCTGCACGGCAAGCCGATCCCGATCAAGCCGCACAAAATCAAGCGTCCCGAAATGCTTGAACCGGCGCTCATCGGTCTGTCGAAACTAAAACCGAAATGCCCGGAGCTAATCGTCGCCGTCGAAAAAACTCCGCCGCGGGCGTATGTGGCCGACGCTCGAACGCCAACCCGGTTCATGCACTGGACGCTGGTAAACGGACAGCCAAAGCCGCTCATCGAGGCCGACCCCGACCGGTACTATGCTTTGCGCGGCGGCCAGAAGTGGCACGAGTACATGGTGCGGGAAGGCCAGAAACGAAGGGCTTCCGCGAATTAGCCCGATGGTGTATACACCTCGGACGAAACTGGGAGCCGCCGTCCGCGCCGATGCCGCACACCGTAGACCCCGACCTGACTGAAGTCTTCGTCAAGATTTATATGAGCCTACGCGAGTACACGCTGCTGTCTGGAAACGGCCCGTCCAAACAGCAGCTGGCACGAAGCTGTAAATGCTCGGTGACGAGTGTTTACAAGGCGGAGAAGATGTTGAAGCGAAAGGGATACATCACCTCGACCAAGGATGAAATCCGCGGCATGAGGCCGACCGACCTCACCCGCACGCTAAGCCGAGAACCGCTCGACCCGTGGGCTGAGCTTGACGATGACAAGCCAGTGTACTGGCGAACCTGAAAGGAGCCGAACAATGACCGACCAAGCAATCCCCGCCTGGGCCGTACCGGGCGCCCGCGTCGTTTTCGTTAACGATCGCTTGCCCGCCGGCCCGACAAAGACGCCCGAGTACGACCCAGAGATCGGAGAGGTTTGTACGCTGGGGGCTTTCTACGGTTTCAGGGCTGACGGTGTTGGGCGTTTCCATATTATAGGGAAGCCCCGATGGCTCATCTGGCCGGTCACCAACTTCCGCCCGGCGGTCGAGCCCAAGAGCGAAGCGCGCGACGTCGCGCTGTTCGAGGACATTATCCGCGGCATGTCGCTGGTTGACAGGCTCGATAGGTTGGCCGAGGTCCTGAACGCATGACCGAAGACCCGACCGCCAAAGCCTTCGCCCAGATCATCGCAACAGTCAGCCCGGGCGTCCTCAAGGACTACCCGCAACCGGTTGTGCCCGAAACCGTTTCACACGCGAGCGTCAACCCCACACAGGAGACCAGAATGGCCGCCACTTCCAAGATGAAAGCCGAGAACGTCAAGACGTCCAGCTGGACGGAGAATCTCGGCCCCGACGAGTATGTTGCCGTCGATGACACCGGCAATGTCATCTCCAGATCCGACAAGGCCACGCTCGAGCGCACGCACCCGAATGCGGCTCTGTTCGGTGCCAAGGATTTCCCGAAGTCTGTCTTGTATTTGTTGTCCAAGGGCGTCGAGAACCCCATGCTCGTCAACCCGCCGCCCGGCGTGCCTTCGACACCTTCGGGCCACCCCGTCTCCGACGCGCTCGAAAAGGACGGGGCCTTCGATCACGATGGCAATGGCAAGCCCGGGTCCAAGAAGGGTGCCGACAGCACCGCTTCAAAGGGCAAGGCGAAGAAAACCGCCGCGAAGAAGTAACGCTTGACGGCGGTTGCCGCCGCTGAGAAAGTGAAGAGGCCCAAGGCGTTTCCGCGCCTTGGGCCTTAGTCCATCTCTAGCTGTATGAGGCAGCCGAAATGCACGTAAACGATACGTTGTCACTTCCCAACCTTCAAGCCGTCATCGCCAAGTTCGAGACGATGTACGACCGTCGCGCGCCAAACGAATGCTGGCCGTGGAAACGCGCGCCATCCGGAAAGACCCGAGAAAGTACCCGATCATCGCGGCGCAGTACGACGTAAACCGAGAAACGATCGGCAACATCAAACGACGAGAAACTTGGAAGCATTTAGCCTAACAGACGCCGACCTAGCGCGAGCAGAGCGGAACCTGCATCTGTTCGATCCGGAGCAGAAGATCCGGTTGCTGGCGCTCCTCGAAGAACGCGACAAGCGACGCAAGGTGCTGGAAGCTCAAGAGCGGTTTCTGCCGTTCGTCGAGCGCGTCTGGCCTGAGTTCATCCGCGGAGCGCATCACGTCCTTATGGCCGAAGCCTTCGAAAAGGTGGCCAGAGGCGAGATCAACCGGCTCATAATCGACATGCCGCCCAGATTCACCAAGTCGCAGTTCGCAAGTTGGTTGCTCCCTGCGTGGTTCTTGGGCAAGTTCCCGAACAAGAAGATTATCCAGGCTTCAAACACCGAGGCGCTGGCGTCGGGCTTCGGCCGGCAGGTGCGTAACCTTGTCAGCCGTGAAGCGAAACAAACCGGAGAAACCAAGTTAACTGACCCGTACCACGAAATATTTCCAAATGTAGACCTGTCGAAAGATAGCCAGGCTGCCGGGCATTGGCACACTAACTATAATGGAATCTATTTTGCTGTCGGGGTGAACGGGCGCGTCACTGGAATTGGCGGCGATATTATTTTGATTGACGACCCACACTCTGAACAAGAAGCCAAACAAGCCGAGAGCAGGCCAGAGATTTTTGACGACGTTACTGAGTGGTTTACTTCCGGACCGCGGCAGAGACTTCAACCTGGCGGAAGTATAATCATCGTTGCGACTCGCTGGAGTAAGCGCGATCTCGTGGGGCAGGTCCTGAAAAAGATGGAGCAGGACATCAAGGACGGCCGCCGCAAAGGTACCTACGACCACTGGGAAGTCATTACCCTGCCCGCCATCCTCGACGAGGGCGAAGAAACCGAACGCAGCATGTGGCCGGGGTTCTGGCCGCTGGAAGCGCTGCAGGCGACGCGTAACGCACTCCCGGTTTCGAAGTGGCAGGCGCAGTACCAACAGTCCCCGGTCTCCGAAGAAGGTGCGCTGATCAAGCGGGAGTATTGGCGGAAGTGGGGCGTTAACCGGCAGGTCGATACTGACGCTGGCAAGTCCAGTTGCCCCGGTCCGCAGCACATGAAGGCATGGGAAAACTTGGACCCGCCGGCTTGCGAATACGTCATCATGTCGTGGGACACCGCCATGAAAAAGAACGAACGTGCCGACTATAGCGCGATGAGCTCATGGGGCGTGTTCAAGGCGGAAGACCCGACCACTGGCAAGACCGTAAACAACATCATCCTGCTTTCGGCCTTCAAAGCCCGCCTCGAATTTCCTGAATTGAAACACAAGGTGAAACAGTTCTATATGGAGGACCAGCCCGATACGCTGTTGATCGAAGACAAGGGATCGGGCATCAGCTTGATCCAGGAACTTCGCTTAATGGGCGTGCCGGTCGAGAACTTCAGTTACGGGCGCGGCACGAAAGGCGTTAGCAATGACAAAGTGGCACGCGCAAATCTCGTGTCGGACATCTTCGCCAGCGGGTTCGTCTGGGCGCCTGAACGACGCTTTGCGGACGAATTGATTTCTGAGGTGGCCGAGTTCCCAAATTCAGAGCACGACGACTTGGTAGATAGCACGGTCCAAGCAATGTTGCGCTTCCGCCAGGGTGGCTTCATCCGCACCCAGAACGATGAAGACGAGGAAGAGCACGTGCCGCGTCGGAAACGGAGATACTACTGATGGCTGACGCCGCACTCAAGGGCCAAGGCGCGGAGCGCTCAGACCCCGCCTACCCCACGATCGAGCCTGCCATCCTGCCAAACGAAGACGGCGGAGCAATCGTTGACTTCAACGGCCCGCAGCCCGAAGCCCCGCCCGAACTGACCTTCGCTGACAACCTCGCGGATCCGGCGCTCGGACTGTTCACCACGCAGCAGCTGCAACAGCTGGGCCATGAGTTCGTCAGCCTCGTCGACGAGGACGATCGCTCCCGCGACGAATGGAAGAAGTCCTACGCCCGCGGCCTCACGCTTCTCGGCCTCAAGTACGAAGAGCGCACCGAGCCGTGGGAGAACGCCTGCGGCGCGTTCCACCCGATGCTGCTCGAAAGCGTCATCCGCTTCAACGCACAGGCGATGATGGACATCTTCCCCGGCGGCGGCCCGGCGAAGACCCAGATCATCGGCGACATCGACGACATGGTCGAGCAGCAGGCGCTGCGCGTCAGCCGCGACCTCAACTACCTCGCCACGCGCAAGATCAAGGGCTATCGGCTCGAAACCGACATGATGCTCTTCAACCTGCCGCTTGCCGGGACGACGTTCCGCAAGTTCGGGTTCGACGAGAAGCGCAAGGTGCCGTGGGCCGAGTACGTCCTGCCCGAGCACGTCGTCATGCCGTACTCCGCGGCGAGCCTCGACACCACGCCGCGCTACACGATCATCCTGCCCAAGACGCGCAACTGGATTGAAAGCCGGATGGCCAGCGGCTTCTTCCGCACGGTCGACCTGTCCAGCACCCCGACGCTCACCACCGACATCCAGCAGAGCAAGGACAAGATCGAAGGCCGGTCGAACACCAACCAGGCGCGGGACAACCTCTACCGGCTATACGAAGTCCACATCGACTACGCCTTCCCGCAGGACACGACCAATGTCACCGGCCTGCCGGTCCCCTACATCGTCACGGTCGACAAATACTCGAACGAAGTCCTGAGCATCCGCCGCAACTGGCGTGAGGGCGATGAGGCGTTCGAGCGCCAGCAGGACGTCGTCCAGCACAAGTACATGCCGGGCTTCGGCCCCTACGGCATCGGTCTCATCAATATCCTTGGCGGGCTGACCGAGAGCGCCACCAGCATCCTGCGCCAGTTGGTCGACGCTGGCACGCTCGCCAACCTGCCCGCCGGCTACAAGACCAAGCAGGCGCGGATCAAGGACGACAGCAGCCCGATCGGCCCCGGCGAGTGGCGCGATGTCGAGGTCAGCGCGGGCACGCTGAAAGAGTCCTTTTTCCCGCTGCCCTATGGCGAGCCCAGCACCGTGCTTGCCGCGCTGCTCGGCCAGATCGTCGACGAGGGCCGCCGCATCGGCTCCGTCGCCGACATGAAGATCACCGACATGACCGGCCAGAACATGCCGGTCGGCACCACCCTCGCCATCATCGAGCGTTCGATGAAGGTGATGAGCGCTGTGCAGCAACGCCTGTACGAGAGCTTCACGCAGGAGCTCATCGTCATCAGCGAAATCGTCCGCGATTTCATGGGCGAGATTCCATACCCGTTCCGCCTCAAGCAGCGCGAGCTCAACTCGTCCCGCGCGCAGGATTACGACGACAAGGTCGACGTCATCCCGGTGGCCGACCCGAACGCCTCGACCATGGCGCAGCGCATCATGGTCATGCAGGCGATCATCCAGCTGACCCAGACTGCGCCGACGATCTACAACCTGAAGAACGTCCACCGCGACATGATCACGGTGCTCGGCTCCGACAAGGCGGATTACTACATCCCGCCCGACGAGGACGTGCAGCCCGCC